TAGAGGTAAATTCTCTCGTAAACTTTACACTTCCCCTGTAAAGTGCCTGTAAAGCGAACAAATGAACATACCAGCTTTAAGACTGTTACTCTTGGAAAGGTAAAAATAACAAAACTTACGTACCCACATTAAACAAAATACCCTATTCTAATATAAACATATAACAATTAAAAACGCCTCTCTAAAAGCCTAAAATTAATTAAAAACACACGAACATTCGTACAATATAATATTCAAAGAAAAAGGTAATTAATACTTTATAAATTTATACATTACCTTTATAAATTCATTTTTAATTTTTTGACTTTCAAATCTCATTAAACTATTTTGATAATAATAAATAAGATTTTGAATATGAACGCTAGTTCTACTACGAAGTAAGAAAGTTACCTCGTTATGGTCATCAAGTTCAACTACAAATTCAATAGGACATTTTTCATCATAATCGTAACTTATATAAATTACATTTTCTTTAGGTTGTAGCCATATACCATAAATAGTTCCCTGATACTTTAATTTAAAATAAAATTTACAACTACCACTCTTTTTCTTAACAAAGGTATTACTATCTCTAAACATTACATTATCAATAGCATACTCACTATATTTTGTTCCGGCAATTAATTTACCAAATCTACTTGCTTTTTTTACTGCACGATAATTTTCATTTTTAATATAGTTTACTAATATTTCTCCATTTTTAAATATCTTATGAGTGCTATTATAAGGAAGTGATAAATCAAAATATAAAAAGTAAGGATTAGAAGAAGATATAGCATTTCCAAGAAATAAGACTTTTACATTACGAAGTCTTGCGATAGTTTCATAAAGTTCTAGGAAAGCCTCTACTTCATTAGGTAAATAATGATAACACCCTTTATCAATAATAAATTCATCAAATATAATAGTAGTTACTTTATCAAAAGAAGTAGATTTTAATATCATTGAAGTAGAAAGTGCAATAGCATATCCGCAAATCTTTCCATCTATTTTAAAAGTATCTTTGGTGTTAGTAAGTTTATGTTCTTTAAATTTTCCTGCTGTAATAATTTGCTCGAAAAACTTTTGTTTAGTACTTGTTCCTACTGCTTCTTCAAGTTCAGTATTATATCTTCTGACATAAACAAACTGCTCGCCTTTCTTAATAAATTTATTAATAACATATTCCTTAGCACTAAAAGTTTTACCTACACCACGTTCTCCAATAATATAATTAAATAAAGCGTTGTATCCCATTATATCAGTAATACTATAATAAAAGTTATTTTTGTTATTCATAGTTTTCCTTTCTAAAATTAAAAGTAGTAGGATAGATAATGATTAAAGCAAAGATGAACTACATCACAACTCAAATAGTATGTTCTTCACATAAGTTACCTACTCTTGTTTTACTTTATTAAATCAATATTACCCTACTATGATTATGAGATGGAGGAAATAACCTTTCCTCCATATTCATTATATCATAGTTAATAAATTAAAGATACCCTATAACACCACCAAATTCAATAGTATAATTATATGGTTTTTCTTCAGTTTCATTTCCAACATATACAATGCTATATTCAGTATCACTTAATTTTACAACTCTTATAGGTGCTGTTCTTTCTTTTGATGAAGTATCATTTTTATTTACTATAATAGCGTTAAAATTTTTAAATCCAAATAGTTTAGTATCACTAGAACTTATATTTATTCTAAATAAAGTTAATGTACTATCATTTCCTACTATTGAAGATGGGTATGTAACACTCATATTAAGAAAATAAAATTCATTTCTTAAAATAAGTTGTGTATTTCCAGTAACATTATTTTCATAAGTAATACCATAAATAAGTTGTTTATCGTATTCATTAAAGAAATTAACTATTTTAGGAGCATTAAGTAAAAGATTTTTTACATCAGTATCTCCAGTAAATGCTTTTATAGGGACACATCTATCTTGATAATCAGGGTTATCTAAATAAGATGTTATTGCTGTAAAATCTTCTCCTACATCTTTTATTTCCATACCATTAATAGCGTTTTTTCCGTTTAAATTACCTGTAATTGATATATCATTATTAAATTCTGTATATGTATTTATTTTAGTATTGTTATCAATAATTTCAATAGCATTTTCTCCTTTAGTTTCAGGGTTAGCAATAACAATAGGAAAATTACTATCGGCATAATCTTCTTTATATGTGATATTTCTTCCGATAAAAATACCATTATTTGCTTTAGAGTTATGTCCTATTTTATTTTGATTTCCTATAATAATACTGCTATTAATTCCATCTCCAATTATATTATTACTATTACCAATTATTATTGGGTTTCCATTACTTCCACCATTTTTCCACCTATTTTCATCTCCTAGTATTTTAACGCTTCCTGATGGTTTAGATAATGTATTTAATGAATTATAACCAGCAATAAAAGTACGGCTATTAACATATACACCATCATTTACAGGAGGATTAGAAATTACCGTTTGTGAACTATTTTTTATATTACTATTTTCACTTGATATAGTATCATTTTCAATTTTAATACCATCTCCAGCACTATATACAGTGCCCTCGCTACTATGTTCATCAACATATTTTTTAGTTGCTGGGTTATAATCATTAGTTGGTACATATAAAGTAGTATTATTTTTTGCTAAATAATTATCAGGATTAAATCCTAAATTTGCAAGTAAAGTATTAAAATATCCACTTTCTGCTAACTGTTCTATTTTAACATTAACATAACTTTGTACATCTATATTATTAAGATAATTTTCTACATAGTTTTTAAATGAAGTAAATTCATTATTTATTGTAGTTTCAAAATTTTCCTCTTTAGTAGTTATATAAGTTTTAAATTCTTCCCATTTTTCCTCTAAAGCGTCAAAGTTCTTTTGAAGTATAATGTATTTACCTTGCAATTCATCAATACACTCTGCGTTATTATTAAGTGCACTAATTACTTCATTTAATTTTTGCATAAATTTACATATAGCTTCATAATAAGATAAGCTATCATCAAATACTAGAGGAATTACTTTTTGACACCAAAAATTTATATATCCCATTTTTTCAGTCTTTTTTAAATCAATATTATTATTCATATTTTACTTTCCTTTCTACCATATTCCCATAAATAAATCATCAAGTTCACTTATGATTTTTTGGTCTATATTCATAATATTATTTATTATATCTTTATATACATCAACAACATATCTTTGTCCGTTGTTTCCAACAATAGTTTTTACATAGTCTTCAGTACTGTTTTGAGTAACATTTCCAGTTACATTTGAATTTGCACTTGTAGTATCTTTTGATAAATTTATTTCACTTGCATACTCATAGTTTTCTATTGTACTATTTTTAATACTTCCCTGTGGTGTATCTTGATTTACACCTTTACCAGTAGAAGAAGATGTAGAAGAACCTGTTGTAGCACTTTCACTATCTCCTTTAATGTTTCTTTCAAGGGTTTCAGTAAGATTAACATTATTATATAATGTATCAATATTTTCTACTAATTTATTTTGAGCCTGATATAAAATATTGTATTTTGGCATTATCTCGTTCATACGTGCTGTAAAATGAATTTTAAATAGTCTTGCTGTTTCAAAGCCAATTTCTTCAGTATAATAGTGATTAATAATTTTATTATTTAATATTTCTCTATAATTTTCATCAAATATAGGATAATCATTAAGTCCTATATCATATTTCATATCAATTAAATAACGTAACTGCGTAGTATACTTACTCATTTTCTTCCTCCTCTATAAAATCTTCTGGGTTTTTTCCAAGAACTTCAGCGATATTTTTATTAATTTTAATTTTGATTTTTTCTTCGCCATTAAAGAACTTTTTATTTATTTCATCACACGCTCTTTTTCTAGTAGAATAAAAACAATTTAAGTAAAAGTATATAAGTTCATCATTACTTTCAACTTCATCAGTAATAAGTCTTTCTCTTTTATCAGTGTTAGCGTTATCTATTCCTAGAAATGTTAAACATTCGTTTATTACTTCGTGTTTTTGAATAGTTAATTTATCTGCTAAAAAATCTGCTTTTGTACTTATAGATTTTAAACATTCGCCCAAAGACTGTTTTCTTTTACCAAAGATAAAAGGCATATTACCATCATATTGCATATATAGATTTTGAAGTGTTAGTCTTTGTTCTTCAGTTCCCTCGATTAATACAGGTGTTTTTTGAGCTTTTATATTAACATCAATAGTTCTTTCAAGTTCATATAATCTTCTTGCAAATAGATTAATAGTAAAAGCTGTAGAAAGTTCAGTCTTATTATTTTTTATATATACTATATCAGATAAATCATATGATTTATTATATCCAATGCTAGTAGCCATTACTTTAGTAGGCATACGATATACATTAAGTTTATCACTAGGATTAGCATAAAGTGTCATATATCCAAGTGTATCATCTTTAACAAAGCACGCTCTACCTGTTTCAAACAGTACTTTCTCTAAAAAGTCGCTACTACCAATACCACATATTTCTTCTAAACCCTCCCACTCAAAGATGGATAGTGCTAGAAGTTTTAACCTATTATAATAATCTATATAGGTTTGATTATTAAGTATCATTGCCTCATCAACGCTTGTTTTCTTTCCTTTCATAAATTACCTCCTTTCTATATGCTTTCGTGATTATCAAGTGAATAATTATACATATTATCAGTGTGCCATATTGTAACGCCATTATTAAATATATTTTTAAGTTCACTAAGGTCAGTTTCAGGTATATTACCATCCATATTAATATCAATAGTTTTAACATAGTTCCAATATTTTCTTGAAGTAGTTTCAGGCACTTTTAATTTATTTATTTTATATCCGTACATTTCAAAAAAGTTATCAATAATCTCTGCATATTCCGGTTTGATTTCCATATGCGAAAATATAAATGTATTCATAGAAGATATACTATTTATATCTCCTCCTGCTATATTTCCACCGATAGTATTAGGTGCAAATTTTTGCTCGTATACTTTACCTGCTGTTTGATAAACCTGTGAATATGAGTTCATACTATAACCTAAACCTACTAAATCACTTGCTCCATATCCCATTGCAAGAGTTCCTTTAATAGTAGTAAGTCCTGCGTCAATAAAATTTCCAACTACATTTAAAGCATTTTGTGTAAGCCAGTTTGTATATGTATCATTTCCCCAAGAATAAGTAGGGAACTTTCCTAGCATTATACCCTCATCTTCGTTTTCATCTTGTCCTTTATATGTAAGAGGAACAAGTTTACAACTTCCTCCAATAGTGGGAGCAAATTTTATTTTCATTTCTATTGATTTATTTTCATCAGGTATATCATAAAAAGTATCAAAGTCTTCATATCTATATGTATTTAATATTCCCGAATTATTAGATATTGCAAAATATTTATAAGGATATGTAAGAAGTTTTTTATTTTTAGGTGTGTATATATCATTATAATTAAACTGATTAAATCTTGTTATATCTGATGGTATGATATTAGTAATTATACTACTATATACGCTTTCAAGACTAGGTATTATCATATTGTGGTCATCACGCTGTCCAATTGTTTCAGTAGGAACAACATAAATTGCAAATATATTTTCAGATAATCCATCATTACGTATTTTATTCATTAATGAAGTAAATGCTCCACGTTGCACGTCCTGTGTTATTTTACGTTCATTAAATACATCAAAAGCAAATAAATAACCGAACATATAGACACCACCATATTGTCCGTATTGAAAAGTAGCATTAGTATCATATGGGTTTTTACCTATTTGAATTATTACACTTTGATTTTTTAGTCCGTGATAAGTTTGCTTTTCGTAACATACATATTCTCCTGTTTCAAGTTCTTCAGGAAAAGTATATTTTCCTGGTATATCAGAAGAAAGTGTTACGTGTTCCCTTTCAACAAAGGATTTAAGTATTGTATATTCAAACATATATGTTTGGTATACATCTATTTTTATAATAAGTTCGGTAACATTTTCACTTATGTAATTATAATCTTCGATAAAACAGTAGTAAATTTTTCCATCTCCATTATTATAATAAAGATAGTTATACTCTCTTATTTCATCAACACCAACACCTACTCTTATACTTCTATCTTTTCGAAGATATGTATAATCTTCAAAATTAATTCGTGGAAAAAGATTATTAAAGTATGTAGTTTGTGCTCCTATATCATTAAAATTTCTTACATTTTGATAATTATTATCCCACGGTACATTTACAAGTGTTATATTACTTTGTGGTTCTAATACTGCCATAATTTTTCCTTTCTATAAATAATAAAAGGTGGAAGTAGTCCACCTTTTTATTTATTAATTAGCAACTACGTTTACTTCAGTTTCAGCACTTATTCCATTATCAGCTTTTGCTTTTAATGTTGCTTTTCCTGTTTTCTTTGGTGTTACTTTAACACTTTTGTTAGTTACTTTTTCTGCTGTCATAACTTCTTCATCACTAGAAGTATAATTTATATCACTTGTTGTATCAACAGGTGTACTAGTAATATTTAAAGTTTTATAATTAGGTTCTGCATTTAAGTCTAACTGTACAGGTGTACCATCAATTGTTAGTCCTGTTACAGGTTTACTTTCTGCTGTTGCAAGTACTACTGCGTTAGCAAAAGGACATACTGCATAAGTTCCCCAAGCGTGTAAATATTCGTTCCAAGCCATTACATTAGCATTATAGAATTCATCAAATCTAAATGTATTGTCATAAATTTGGAAGAAAGCCTCGTCAGCAATAATACCAAGTACTTCAGGATTTTTAAATTCATCAACTGGAATAACTCTACCTAAAAAGTCGCTCTTATTTAAGTTAAATGCTTTTGCAAGTACTTCTACATCAATTTCAGATAGTACATCACTTCTTATAAGTAGTACTACTCTATCACTTTCAGTCCAAGTTGTTACAGCGTTTCTATCACTAGATTTCATTTTATTATATGGTGCGTATTTTTGAGATGGAAAACTCATAGCACTATATAAAAATCTACATTTTTTAACAAATGCTTTTGCTGAAGCTTCATCACTAGGTTTTGTTACTACTTCAACAGTAACTTTACCAGTATTATAAACACCATCAACTAAATCTTTAGTATATTTGAACTCATCAATGTAATTACCTGAATATAAACTTAGAGTAATACTATCAATAAATTTATTGAAATTTTCCCAACTAATGAAAGCATTTTTTAGACCCTCACGTGTAATAGTTTTAGTATATTTATCACGTCTATTAAGTCTATAATATGCTACGTGAGTATCAGGGTCAGTAATACGTAGTAATTGTGCCATAGCACTATCACTATATTCGTAAGGTTTAGCCTCTGCTGGGTTTTCATAAATATCCTCAATGTCAGTTCCTAAAGGTGCACTACCTTTTTTAAGAATTGCAAGAGGGTTATTGTATGATTTATTACGTACAATTGTAAGTGCGATTCTATTTACAAGTACATTAATAAATTCATTCATTTGTGCTTTATATCCTGTGTCAAGTAAGATATTACCAAGTGAAGTTATATTATCTGCTGTTGCAACAGGTATAACATCTTGGTATGTTCTTGAACTTTCACTACGGATATAGTTCATCATTTTTACGCCATTTTCTACAACATTATTATTCATATTATATCAACTCTCCTTTTTCGTTAATAATATCATTAAGACTTATTTTATCATCAGGTTCCTTTTCTTCATTTTTAGAAGTATCAGGATATCCTATTTTTTGAAATAATTTACCATTTACTTTAATAAGTTCGTCTTTTTCATTATTCAGTTTTTCAATAGTTTCATCTTTTTCTTTATTCAAAGAAAGTGCTCCATCAAATCCTGCTTTCATTGAAAGTAAATCATCACTTATCAAAGCACTATTTGTTTCATCAAGTTTACCTTTTATAGTTTCAATAGCATTATTAAAGTCTTCTTCAGTTATCACGATATATTGCTCCTTTCTATATTAATTATAGTGTAAAATATGTAAAGTGTCAATTATTAGCGTCTTTTGATATTATTTTTCTTATACATATAAAACGGAAAGTGATTAAAATTTTTAAATGTTATAGGTGGCAAAGGTGGTTCAGGAGGGTCAGGTGGGTCAGGTGGGTCAGGTGGGTCAGGTGGCGAAGGCGAGTCGTCCCATTTTTTCCAGTCGTACCCATAGCCATTAATAATATTTGTATCATTTACACCAACACCATTATATAAATGATACTGATTAACTAAACACCATATACCATAGCTATTTTTATAGTATCCAGCATATTTTCCTTTTACTATTGTCATATGTACGTGGTCGCCTGTTACGTTACCTCTTGTTCCAGTATGCCCTATAACTTGTCCCTGTTTTTTCGTATCTCCTACTTTATAGTTTGGTATGTTATCGTCGTGTCCGAATTCAAAACATATATAGTCAGTTGTTCCATCAATAAAATTAACTTCATCATTTGACTGCCATACAAGAGCATCACTACTTCCAGTTATATAAACAAGTGTTAAATCACAGGGTGCATAATATGGTGCATTTAAAACTACACCACTAGCATTATATCCCACGAAGTCCATAGAGTAGCTTCCTTGATGTGAATATCCTCCATTTTCTCCCTGCGTGATATACATATATTCAAGTGGAAAAAGTACATTTTGTTTTCCGTTACTTCCTACTGAAGTTTCTAAATATTTCATACTTTCTCGCTATTTATATATTTTCCACTTTTAATATTAATATAACCTGAATATCCTTTAGCCCATACACCACTAGCATTTACTATGATTTCAAGTGCGTCAAAATATGTTCCTTTTTTAAGGTAAGCAAGTGCATTTAAATCACTGTATAATGAATGTTTTTTGCCATCAGGTGTTAATTCTTTAACTTTCTTTTGTCTAAAGTTTAGTCCTGCTCCACATCTTACTCTTACATTATCAAGTGTACGATATAATCCTTTAGTATATACATTTATATCTTTTCTATTTTTAAATTTATATACTTTATTTTGATAAGTTTGATTTATTATTTTTACTTCATCACTAATAGTCATATAGTCGCACGGATTTACACAGTTATCTAAATCATATCCCTCGCCATCAAAGTGCCAGCCTACGGATATATTTTCTTTCTTATCATATACTGCTAACCTTAAATCAAGATGTGCTCCTGTTGCATTTCCAGTTTTACCATCATCAAATAAATATTCTCCCTGTATAAATGTAAAACCTTTTTTATATTTTTCTATACCCTTAGGGTGTGTCATCATTACTACTGCATATCTTTGCACTCCATCAGCACACATAACCTTTTCTTCACTTACAAGCCATATTGAATAAGCCTGTCCGTTTCTAACATATACATTTCCTACATATCCTGTAAAAGGTGCATATATTTTTGAGGAACCTTTATATCCTGATATATCAAGTGCTTTACAGTATTTATGAGAGTAACTATTTTTACCAAATCCTTGAGTTAAATTATAACTCATTTTTGGAAAATTCAAATATTCCATATTTTTATCCTTTCTTTTCTTCTAGTTCGTGAAGTCTATTATCTAAACTTACAAGTGTTTTACTTATTTCAAGTAATGTATCTTTCATATCTTTCATAGTAGTACTTTGAAAATAAATTAAGTATCCTACACATACCATACCAATACCATAGTTAGCAATTAAATTTAATATATCTTGCATATGTTACCTCCTTATAATAATTATACTATATAAGGTATAAATCTTCTAGTGCGATTATTTTATCTTTTTATTGTAAATGTAGTGTCTACTAGTACTATTCCACCTTTTACGTGTTTAAATGCAAGTTTTCCATTTGAGGAAAAATCAGGATTAAAATTATCAAAAGTTACTTTTTCGCCAAGATTTTTAGGAAAGCCTGCTATTGTTACATTTATTTTATCTTTACCCTGTAAATGCTCTATATAACATTTTTGTCTTATGTATTTTCCTCTGATAAACTGTGCCTCATTATCCCACGCTCCTAATTTATATTTGTCTATTTCTATAATGCCCATAAGCTCTCTAGCGTCTAAATTTCTACAATGTATGCTATCAGTATCACTATAAATATAGTAGTCTTCGCCATATGTTTTTAGTGAATAATCTCTTATTTTTTGTGATGTAGTTATTGTTTTACGCCTTGCATAACTGGTTATAAATGTTGCTACTGGTATATATACGCTATCTCGCAACTCTTTATCAGTTAGATGATATCCAATAGAGCCATCTTCTTTTAAATAAGGGTATTTACTACGCATTTCAGGATTAAGTCCAAATTTTCCATACAGTGAATTAAGCATTAATTTTGCTATTAAGTAAAGTGCTCCATTTCCCTCTTTTTTACTATTTATTTTAAGATTAGTATACATATCAATATAACAGCAAAATAAACCTTTAGTGGATTTAAATTTCCAGCCACTATGATACATTAAATCTTCTACATCATAATGTGATAAGAATAATTCTAGGTCAATATTAGTTAAAGTAAATGTTTCTATATCTCCGTTAGTAGTTTCTATATATTCAGTTGGTAAATAGTGAAGATTTCTTTTTAATTGTATAGTGGGAATTTTTCCTTTTTTTAATTTAAAAGAGCAAGAAAGAGTTACTATGTATAAAGGATATAAAGGGTCATACTGATACTCTCCTTTAAAAAATTCAGGATTACCTATTGGCATATCTTCATAGTACATAACACTAGGATAAAGTGAATTTACATCATAAATATTACCATATCCTACCTCTTTTTCTTTATATAAAGGATTTAAATATGTAAAGCCTCCTTTATAACTTCGCCTTATATCTTTATCAACTTCTGCTGGTAACACTGGAAAATAAGTATCAAATCTTTGGTTCATTTCTTTATAAATTGATAAAGCATTTGAACCTATTGTCATTTTGGTTAGTCCCTCATCAAACATTATTTTAAGTGCTCTTGCCATTATTTCAACATCATTTCTAATATAAGCGATTTCTTCAGGTGTTAAAATATGCCCTACTTCTCTTTTTGCTTTATAGTCAATTGATAGTTTATTTATAGGTAATTTAAAATCTTTTGCGATTTTATCTACTGAAAAATTTAAAAGTTTTAAGCTATCTAGTATTGTTACTTTGTTAGTATGCTTTTTTGTTACTGTAAAATAAATTTCTATTTGATAAAATTGTCCTGTATCACTAATTATACAAGAAAAAGACTTTGATTTACGCTCCTTTTTACTTGGTACGTATTCAAAGCCTTGATTAAGGATATAAGAAAATATGAACTCTCCATCAAATTTTAAATTGTGAAAATAATATTTATCATTACTTTCATTATTTGCTAAAATTTTCATAAAGTCCTCAATACTATTTCCATATATAAAATTATCAGGATTTCCTACTTCACATATTGCATAAGCCCATACTCTACAGTCGTTAATATCCGTGGTTGTTTCAAAATCTGCTGTATATATTTTTCCCATAATCAAGCCTTTTTCTTATAATCAGGACGCTTTCTATTTTTATATTGATTTACTTTTTTAGTTCCTTTTTCAAGTGCTCTTTTTTGTTTAGCACGTTTTATATCTTGCTGTTTTTTATTTTCTTTTTTCTTTTGTTCTGCACGATTAACATCTTCATACGTTGTATCCATAGAATTTTCATAACCTTTTAATATTTCATCAAGATTATTATAAAATTCCTCAAAAACAACTTCGATATTATCCATTACAAGTCCACCCATTAAATTATCTTTTGATAATTTATAATAGTATAAAACAAGTTGTACTACTTTTTCTTCATTAAATAATTTGACAAAATTTTCATCAGTTAAATTCATAATTCTATCAAATATTTCTTCGTACTTATCAGGTGCGTCCTCTTTAAAACCTGTGAAATAGGCGTTATCTTCAAGCATTTTCATATAGTTTTCTTTAAATCGTGAATTAGATGTCATACGATTTAAAATTTTACGATATCTTTCTTCTTGCGTTTTTATATCAAGATATCTTTCAGGGGATTTTATTCTATCTAAACTTTTACGATATGCAAGTTTATTAAGATAACGACTATCTCCCATTTGTGCATATGTTCTTGGCGAATATACGCCTCTTATTTTAGGTGTAATATCTGCAAAACTAAACATTTCTTTAGTTATTTTACTCTTTGCACTTCTAGCAAGTATCTTTAATTCTTTAACTTCATATTTTGTTACATTTTCTCCACTAGGAAGTGTAACAGGCGTTTCTGCTCCTTTTTTACTAAATCTTGATAGTGATTTTAATTTTCTTCTTATTTCTTTAGTACTACTGCTAGTTTTAATTAGTTCTTTTTTCGTAATTTTAGTAGGTAATATTAAATTCGGTATATTTAACTTTTCAAGTCTTCTGATTTTTGCATTGTAGTTTCTAACTACTCTTGATATTTCATTATTTAATTTTAACCTTATTTTCATAATTCCTACCATTTAAGAAAAAAGACTTAAATCAAGCCCTTAAACTAAAGTAAGTGAAAGTTTACTCTTACCATCTTTTACTTTTTGTTTAATAACTTTAACTTTAAGACCATCTTCCCAAGTTGGAGCCCCATATATTGCAATTATTCTCTTCATAATGTTATAAATACCATAAGAACCAGTTGCATAAGTCTTTCCATCAGTGTCAAATATAATTGTTCTATATTTTGGTTTAACTTCGCCTGTTTCATCATCCAATACACTTGTTTTTTCACAGTATACATCTTTCATATTGATTTCTTGTCCTACAATATCAAATAGTACAATATCGCAACTTTCAAGTGCATTAAATAATTTTTTCTTATCCTCTAAAGTTTCAGGACAAATAGAACAAAAACACTCTTTTTCACTTTGGTTAAATAAAGTTACTTCATTTTTCTTCTCTTCCATTTTCTCTTTTCCTTTCTAGTGCTAATATTAAGCACTGCACTATCTCTATTTTTTCTTTTCGAAAGGTCAAGATGGAAAAGATAAGAGATAGTGCACTACCTAAAAGGTAGCACTTTAGAAATGTTGTTTAGTACCTAATATGAAGTACTACGCAGGTAGTTTAAATAAACGAATATTTGAAAGTTTGAGGTATTTGAAGTCAGTAAACTACCTGCGTACTACCTAAAAGGTAGTACAGTAATAAAATTGGAATTTACTATGGGCTAAAGCCCTTTCTCGTGGTATTTAATACCACTAAACACCTACCTAATAGTGATAAATATTAGACATAATAAAGATAAAAGTTAAATTCAATTAATATGAAAAATAGGTAGGTGTTTACTGATAATAAATATCAGTATTATAAATTATTTAATTTTTCTTGTAAATCATCCGGATTACCCTCTTCTAACTTTTTTAATAAAATATCAACAAGTGATTTTATAGTAAATGCTGTTAATTTTTCTTTTTCAGTAGCATTTTTTAAATTTTCAGAAGATACACATATTTGCATACTTTGATTTTCAAGTTCTTTTATTTCATATGTTAATTTCATTAATCTTCCTCCATAATTTCATCAAGTATTTTTTTAATAGCTTCTTTACCAATATTTTTTAATTCTTTATCATTATTAAGTATTTCATCAACAAGTTTATCAAGTTCTTTTTCATTTATTATCTTACTTGATATTTCTTTATTGTTAAACATTAAATCTATTAAATCATCAAGTGATTTTTTACAGTCTTTTTTACTATCTTTAAGACACTCTTTTACAAGACTATCAATATCAATATTTTTTATAATTTCTTTTAATTTATCAAAATATTTTTTACCGATTTCTTTTTCGGTTTCATCAGTAGCGTATTTATCAATACGTCCCATATTTACATTAAAAGTATCTTCATTACATTCTAATTCCATAACTATTTTTATCATTTAATCTCTTTCCTCCAATTCAATTATTTTATTTTTAAGTGCTCTATTTTCAAATTCAAGAGCCTCATTTTTTCCTTTTATGTTTCCATAATATTTACACATAGTTTCGTATTTTTCTTCAATATAATTTAATTTATCTAATATAATCTCATAATTTTGTGGATTATAATCATATATTAAAAACTGTAATTCTTTAATAATATTCTTCATCTATAACCTTTCTATAATTAAAATTATTTTTTTCTAGTATTTTTCGTGCTTTTTTAGTAGGTATTTTTAACTTTTTAGCAAGTGAAAGTGTCATAGCACTATACCTTTCTTCATCAGGTAAAAAAGTATAAATCTGTCCTTTTGCTTTTAGCATATTACTCTTATTTTTTCTTGAAGTATAAACACTTGAACAATAAAACTCTTTATTTTCCTGACGATATTTTTCTTGCTGTTTTCTTACTTTTTCTTTATTTTTATTATAATAATTTTGTTTACTATTTTTGTTTATCATAATATTCTTTTATTCTTTTATTAAATTTAATTTCACATATTATTCTATATATTGATGAAAATGCTAATAATGATAAATTAAATATTAATAAAATTATAATTAATCTCATAATCTTTTAAACACCTCCTTTCGGTAACTTTATAATCTCATATATTTTTTATAAATGCAATAAAAAATGTGCAATTTTACATAATCTTTACACATTTTTTATATCATACATTTGGGCAAGTTCTAAATAATTAGATATTTTATTTAAATTATTAAGTAATAATAATGCTTTATTTTCATCAAGTTCTATTTTTTCAAAAACATATTTTCTAATGATATTAAATATATATGTATATTTTAATAAATAAACTGTATCTTTACTAATATAAACGGATTTATTATATTGAAGACGCTTTACATCTTCAATATAAAATTTTCCGTAGTAGTTATCTATTCTTTTAAATTTAATTTGTATCATTTTTACCTCCTTTAATATTTTAAATATTTTAATCGTTTTTTTTCTCTTGCAGATAATTTATTAATATATCTTGTTATTAAAATTTTTGCACTTCTAATGCTACGTGGTCTTTGACTATTAAATTGTCTATTGCCAAAATATAAAATTTTTTGATTATATTTATTAGTTTTATAATATATTAACATATCTTTATAATACTGTACTATTTCCCAGTTTTTTCCTATCATTTTAATCCCTCTTTTTCATACAAAATAATAACTTCAATTTGTAAATCTTTCACTGTATACCTCTCCTTTCAATTTACGCTAGTATCATATCAAATTTATTTGATAAAGTCAATAATTTAACACTAATTTTACATAAAAATATTAAAATTTTTTAATCCTGATTATAATTATATTTTTAATCATAATTTAACACAAAAATATTAAATTTTTACCTTTCCAAGAGTAACAGTCTTAAAGCTGGTATGTTCATTTGTTCGCTTTACAGGCACTTTACAGGGGAAGTGTAAAGTTTACGAGAGAATT